ACATTATCGACATGAAGCACATCATTCCCTATACAAAATAAAATACGATTTACATTGAAACCTTTTGCTTTGTTTATGAGACCACTTACACCTAATAGCACTCTTTCTATTGCTACATCCATGTTATACTCTTCGCCTGTTTCCTCTTTATTTGCGTACTTGCCAATGTGAATGTCAGCAGGGTTTATAACTAATAGATGGTCTCCCCCTTTATACTTGATTTTAGGGTACTTAGGGGCATTATCTTCTATAAGTTGTAGTACATTATCAAAAACACTCTTCTCGTCTACAGAGCCAGTTTTTGTAACAACACTAAAACGTAATTCACCAGACATATTTTGCCAATGTTTTACAGAAACGACATCATTTTTGTCAATCCCTCTTTCAGCAAGGTGTTTGTCTAGTGCAGAGTTGTGTGTAAGGTTATAATTAAGGTTATCTAAATCACCAGCTCTATGCTTGTATATTAAATCAACCTCTTCATCGTTTAATCTTAATCTTTTTCCCATATTCCATAGATTTTACACCCTTTGACCTCTTTTATAAGAACTTTAGTATATTCTTTTTGGTCTTTTTCTGATGGTTTCAGATATTTTGGGTTTTTTGAATTTAATTTTCTTTTTTTAGGCATGAGCCAAACTTATTTAGATTTTTTAACCTTTTCGTAAGACCTTCCTCCAAAATATGAACCAATGACTGTTAATAAAGTCAATTTTATTAGTTCAATCCATGAGTTTTCTACCTTAAATGCTAAAACTCCAGCATCTATGAAAATTAATAGCATTGTGCATAAAACGATAAATATAAGTATAATTGGTCGTACATTTTTACTCAACCAAGAGTCGCTATTCATGTCAGAAACCCATCTTTGGGTTACTTGTTTTTGCATTTCTGCTTCGTGAGCCATAAAAAGCTCTTTTATTTTTTGCTCTGCCTGTAACTTTTCTTCTTGTGTTGTCGTAAGATTATCTATAACCCCACCAACTTCTTTGACAAGTTCAGAAGTTCCACTAGAAAATATTTTTGATAGTATACCCATTACCTATGATGTTTACAATTTTTATATGTAGCTAAATCTTTTTCTAGCTCCACAATTCTATCTTCACACTCGTTAATTATCTTTATCTTCTTTTCTAGCCTTTGTTCTAATACGCTTATGTCTTCTCCTAGTTGCCCTATTTGACTGTATGCAATACCCATAGTAAAGATAATACCTATTATCCATATAATGTTACCTATGTTTATTGTTAAGTCCTTTTGTATCACCCTAGAAACATCTTAACTATTAGACCAACCAATGCAACATAGATTACCCAAAGGGATTTACTCATGACTTTTCTAGTAGACGTATTACGATTTACTCTAGCTACTACACCCAAATCAGGGTCTAATACTTTTTCTGTGAGCATATCTAATTTAGCTACCACCTTGTCTAATTTATCCTCCATAGAGTCTATTCTTTGTTCCATTAATGCTACTTCCTTTATAATGTCCTTATTAGTTGCCATTATTTTACTTTATCAAAATCTATATATTCTATTGTTACTTCATTTCCTTTCTCTAGCTCTTTCGCAATATCTGGATATACTCTTTTATACGCATTAGTGGACTTTCCAATGAAGCCATCTTTGATGATTTTATTGTTCTCTTGTGAATCACCCAAAAGAAGGCATCCAGCAGTATGAGAATCATCGTTACCACAATGGATAAGTATGTATTCAAAACCTGGTACATTACATACTTCCAACATACCTTTATGGATTGTAGGAAATCTTTTTTTATACTTCGCATCAAATCCACCTTCATTTCTAAATTGTATTTTATATGTACCAGCAGGTATTCTTGTTTCTCCTTTGACCTTTAAAACTCTATGTTCATCTTCTAAGGTATACGCCATAAACAATAAGCCTATGTCGCTATCTTCAAAAAGCAAACCATTTGTACAGTCTGCCTGACTACTAAACCTTAGAACCTTGAGTTTCATTAGATAGACGCTACAAATACTTCTACATCACAAGCTGCTACACTTGCTTCAGCAGACATTACAAAAGTTGAGTTATGAGAAACTGCTCCTTGTGCTATATCAGCATTGTCAGCATCAAAACTTGCACCACCCATGATGAAAGATTTACCTGCTTCTAATTTGATTACCATAGCATCTGTTCCAAATACTTTTAGGTTTACAAAGTTAGTGTCATCTAAATTTGTAACTCTAATATATTTTACGTTTGCAGCCACTAAAGAACCTTGTCCTGTAGAACCTAATTCTACTATAGGAGTAAATGCAGAAATTGGAACTTCTACTACTCTGCTATAAACCTCATCAATATCAGCTATTGTTAAGGTGTTTGTGTTACCATAAGACTGACCATTCAATGTTACATTGTCAGTCAATGTTACAGTTAAATTTGCGTTTGTTACTGTTGTTGCCATTTATTTATTTTTTAAAAAATTATTTATTATTTTATGCTACTTTTACTATACCCCTATCATTATACAAAGTCCCTCTTGCACCAGCTCTTGTTGGCATATTAGCTAAGTTACTTAATATAGATGTTTGTGCAGAAGTTAAACCAGTCTTAGCAGTATTAGCTGTTATCGCACTTGCTTGTGCTTCAGTAATACTTGTAATTTCTGCCTGAATATATCTTCTTAACTCTTCTATATCTTCAGAAAGCTGTTGTATAGCATATAAAGCAGGAGCTAAGTTCTCAAACATACCTTCATCAAGTATGTGGTCTCCATTATTAAACTTAGTTCTAATTTCAGTTTCAGTAGAGGTGTCTATTGTTTTAGAATCTCTATCTTCTCCTGTATTCTTATTAAATATATCCGATGATTTTCTTTCTCCTAGTGCCATAATTATATTGTGTATTCCCAAACAAGAGTAACATTTACATTTGCCACTCCTGAAGATGATTTTATTATAGAAACGCCTATTACGTTTCCTTCGCTAAAAGTTGCATTGCTAAAGTTAGCAGTTCTACTAGTTTGTGCAACACTTAAATTAATTCCTGTAACCTCTTCAGTTGGTGTAGAGCCAAAGCCTACTGCTGTATTGGTTATTTTATGAAATTGTAATTTACAGTTTGAACCAATGTTTCCTGATGACCTAACAATAGCTTTTAACAATCTACCAGTATAAGGAGCTAATGTCCTTGTATAGTAAATTGTTGGATTACTAGATTCATTTAGATTATTAAAAGGAACGAAAAAGTCTGCTGTTGTACTAGAACTATTCATATAAAATGCGTGGTCGCTAGTAGAAATCTGCTTTACCTTTCTTGCATCTACAGAGTTATCAGGATTAAAAAACACTTGACTTTCTGATAAAAGAAAACCAATTACTCTGGCATTATCTCCTAATCCTGTTGGTGCTTCCATAGTAAATAAACCACTATCACTTAAATATACAGGGTCTCCTATACCACTAAGTGTTTGACCAATAGTAACAACCCCCCTCAAGAGCATTCCGTCTTGAGTGGAGCTTGTTCCTAGTGCCACAGCTAGTAGACCATCGTGTCTACCAGCTACATCTTGGTCGGCAGAAACCCATATAGGACTATTTCCACTTACAATTAAAGGTGTATAAATACGACCAGCAGTTGTAGTTGTTGTTGTTCCTAAAAATGTAACATCGCCATCGTGAGTACCTGCTGAACCTCCTGGTACTGCAAATACTTTAGCGTTACTTTTTTCATAAGGTCTTGCCATAATAGTTTATTAATTTATTATTATCCTACTTTAGATACTAAAACTGAAATATCATCAGTTGCTGGAGCATCGTTAAAGCCAATAGTAATTTGGTTATTTGAATTTCTTACAACTTCTGCATAAACAGTCTCATAGGTACTTGCATCATACATTTGTACAATAACATTTCTTGTTCCTAAGTTATGAGTTACAGCAATACTTGTTGATGAGCCATCACCAATTTTTGCTTGATATGTTCTTGCAGCTAGGTGTGCAGGAGTTACATATCTAGTTGTATCAGTACCAGCAGCAGCTTCTGTGTTAGTTGCTCTCTCTACAATACCAGCAGTAGTTGTACTTGCAGCAACCTCATCACCTGTGTTAGTTCCACTTTGACCACTTAAATAAGCCTGGTCAATAGCAGTACCATTCCATACACCTGTTCCAATAGTACCTACAGTTACTATAGAGCTACTACCTGCAACAGGAGATTTACCTGCTAAAGCAGAAGTAATTGTACCAGCATAGTTTGCATCATCATTGATGGCAGCAGCAATCTCGTTTAGAGTATCTAATGCTCCTGGAGCTCCACCAATTAAATCACCAATCTCTGTTTGTACATATGCAGTAGTTGCAATTTGTGTAGTATTGGTGTTAGCAGCAGCAGTAGGTGCTGTTGGAGTACCTGTTAATGCAGGACTAGCTTTAGGTGCAGCAGCTTGTAATGTATCATACATCTCATCTGTCATTACACCCCAATTAGTTGTGTTTGCAGCAGGAAGAGAAGCATTATTACCATCAGATGATGTTACTGTAAAACTAGTTGAATTTGTAATAACACCTAAATCGGTGTCTACGTTTGTCTCTTTAGCTGTGTTAGCTTGTATAGCACTTGCCTGACCAGCAGTAATTCCTGTCTTAGCATTGTTAGTTGCAATATTAGACTCCATAGTGTCTAAATCAACAGCTTGTGTTACAGATATATGACCTACTTTAGTAGCATCAGCACTTGGATAAGAGTTCTTTGCTGTGTTAGCAGCTACAGCCGAAGCATCTGTATAAGATATTTTAGAGTTGTTAGTAGCTATGTTAGACTCCATAGTATCTAAGTCTACAGCCTGACTAACAGAAATGTGTCCTAACTTAGTTTGCTCTCCACTAGTAATACCTGTTTTTGCAGTGTTAGCTTGAATTGCATCGAACATTTCATCAGTCATAACACCCCAGTTGTCTGTATCAGCAGCAGGTAAACTTGCGTTTGTACCATCACTAGAATTTACTACTAATGATGTGCCACTTTGTGTAACAGATAGATTGGTGCTTACGTTGCTTACTTTAGCATTGTTTGCTGTAATATCACTTGCTTGTTGTGTTGTTATTCCAACTTTAGCAGTGTTGGCTGTAATAGCGTTAGCTTGTGCTGTAGTAATACCAGTCTTTGCTGTGTTAGCACTAATTGCACTAATTGTAGAACTATCAAGGTTTACAGTAGCTGCACCAGATGAGCCACCTGAAACATCAATGTTGTTACCACCAATAACTTCAGTAATATCACCAACTGCTGATGATAAAGTTACCCAACTACCTCCGTTATAAAACTTTAGTAAGTTTAGTGATGTGTTATAATATATTTGCCCTTCAACACCTGAAGGGTCTGCTGCTAAGTGCTGAATTTTAAAATTCTGCAACTCATGGTCGTTTAAATCTATGTTTCCATGTACATCTAAATCGACTAAAAATTTAATTTCTGCCATTTTTTTTATTTATTATTAATTAATTAAAATACGCTTTCCCAGAGAAAGCTCCACTAAAGGTTAGTGTTACCTGATTCAGCGAATCGTAATCAACTTGACCTTGAACTAATGTACCTGCCGAATCTACAACAGATACACTAGCATTTTTACCTAAATTATGTGTTACAACCCAAGTTGCACTAGCAACATTTTGATTATGCACATAGTTTTTATCGTTTACACCTGTGTTATTTAATATCGTAGAAAATGGAGTGAATCTTATGTTACCATTTGCATCGGTATGTAGCACTTCATTTGTAATTTCTACATCTGCGATACTAACACCAAATCCTGTTCCATTTTCTAGGGCAGGGGAGGCTGTAGTCAATCCTGTTACAGTTACTACCCCACTACTGTCTTTTGATGACACAAAGTCTGCGTGTGCGTCTAAAGCACCATGTAAAGCAGTTCCTACCTCTATAGCTGTAGAGTTTATACCTGTATTGGTAACGTCTACTGCTATAACACCTCCATAACCAGCAGGAGTAGAAATAACATTTGTGTTTATGATTTGAAAATATACAGCATACTTAGTTTCATCATAACTATTATATATACATAAATATTGATGGTGTAAATTACCAGCAACATCTGCAATGGGAGTTATGGTTAGTGTGCTTGTATAGTTTGCTTTTACCCACTCAACTATACTTTGCCCATTCTTAGTGGACACTGTTCGTTTTCTAGCAGGAGCAAATCCTTTTGGATTATGTATCTGGGAATCAGTTAAATTATTATGGTGCTTCATTTATCTAGTATGTTATAATCCCATGTCTTTTACTTACATTTCCACCTTTTGTTTTGTTATCGCAGCCATCACATCCTTTCCATTCAGGATATAAAGTTGTATTATCATCTAAGTATTTCTCCATTTTTTTCTTGTACGTTTCAGCCTTTTTAAAGGTTTCTTGTCTCAAGTAATTTAACTTAGATGGGTCTACAGGACTTGTAAAGTCTGCTAAATTATCAACAACACCTTGTGATGTTGTATTATAAGTTATGTCTGGCAATATCTCAAATTTTACGCAAAATGCCAAATAATTTTTTATATAATCGTTTACTAATGTAACATAGCCACCAGCGACACAAGCATCATATAAATCTTCACCCAAAAAAGGCTTAACGTGATTTAACTCTGCTATCTCTATAAATGTGTCTTTAATCAAATGTGTATCAAAGTTTGCGTTTGTTATACACCTAGATATTACTTCTGATTTAGTTATTAGTGGCATCTTCTTCGTTTATATCGTTATTATTTTCTTTTGCTTCATTTTGCTTTGACTTTGCCTTTTCCTCTAGCAACTCTTCCATTTGTATTTTACTAAGCTCTGGCAAATGAAATATTTCTCTACCTTCTTTTATAGATATAAATTCAGAAGGTGATATTGCTCCAAGTAATGACACTGGTGGTTTAGTATAAAATGTTAGGTCAGAGGCATTTATACCTCTTTCGGTTTTTAAAATCTTTTTTAATATCTTCAAGAACATCTGTTGAGGTTCTTTTATAACTGTACTCATTGCTATATCATAAGCAGTAAGTATCTGTTGGTTATTGCCAAGCTGTCCAGCAACTTGTATTCCTGACAATGCAGGATTCCACCTGTGTGCCGAAATTATATTATCATTGGTTATTCTCTGCAACTCCATAAACGAACCATCACTAGTGTCATTTATTATATTTACATTAGTTGCATCACCATCACCATTTTTAGCTATAAATAATATCTTAGAATTATCACCAGCACCTGTTAGCTTTGCTACAGCGTCATCAATAAAGTCTTGTGCTTCATCTTCTCCCATGTCAGCATTTAACTCAACAATAGCACTAGGCATAAAACCATTTTTAAATCTAGTAAGGTTGTAAACACCTATTTGATTTGCTATTTTTATATGGTCTAAAGCAGCACAATAGTCTGGCATCCCATAATAATAATATGTGCTTTCGTAATCAGAAAAATGTATTATAGTTCTAAATATAGCACCACCATTTTCTTCTTTGTATTCTGGGTATTTTGGTATTTTTCGTAAATCATCTGGATATTGTCTTGCGTGTTCCCAATCAGGGTGCAACAATATATGCTTACCATCTTTATGAACCCTTGCAGTTGTTCCATCTTGATGAAAAAAGTTTAAATAACCTCTTCCAATAACAACCTCCATATAACCATTACCTAGTTTCCAATAATCAGCAAAAACTTTTTTAGCAACATCATCCATAGATTCACCATAGATGTTTACATCTTCTAGTATGCCTTGTAAATTTTTATTACTAGTCCTAAGACCCTCTCCTACAGAAAATGTAGTTTTTGTGCTAAGTATAGCTCTATGCGTAGAAGCAGAACGTGAAAGTTCTGACAATTCTTGTGGAAATAAATTGTTAATGCCAAAAGGAATCCAATCATCCTGTAATTGTTTATACGGATGTGGTTCTTTTGGTGGTTCTTTAGATAAGTCTTTAGAAAAAGAATATCCTAATATCTTAGGACTCTTTTTTGTTTGACTTATACTTTCTATACTTTTCTTTCTTTTTCGGCTCATTTATAATAACTTTTTCTGGTTGTATGATTTCATCTTCTATGACAACTTGTTCTTCATTTTCCAAAGTAACATAAGGTTTGCCTTGATTATATAAATGAGATAACACCTTGTTGCTTAGTTTAGAATCAAAAGACACTTCAAAAGCGTGTCCTACAACTACAACAGGGTCATTATCATTAGAAACAAAATAATCTTTATTGAACTTAAATTTCATCATGATATAATATTTTTATGTAAATATATAAGAATTAGGGGGATTTCCCCCCTAATCTTATAAAAAGTTATTGTAAACTAGTTTGAGCTCCAAGCAAGTGTTACGCCTGTTACAGCTTGATATAAGTCAATCTGTCCTGCGTTGTTTGGGTTTACGTTTGCAGCAGATACTACTACTAACGCTTCTCTTGGGTATTCAGCATGAACACCAGCTAATTTTACTTGAGTACCATTTGCATCCTGTAATGCAACACCAGTAGTTTGCTCTCCTGAAGAGAACTCTAAAAATGCTTTCTTTTCGAAAACCTTGTCATATCCTAAGATAAAGAAGTATGTTTCTGGTGCAACAGCATCACAATCATCAGCGAATGTTTCAACTAGTGCATATAGACCACAAGATTCAGTAAGCTCTCTTAATCTACCATTAATTTCTTCAGTTACTTTTGGAATGTAGAAGTCTAATTCTACTGACACAAGAGTAGAACCATTCTCTCTTGTAGCATTTGCAGTGAAACCAGCAGTTTCTCTGTCAAATTCAAATTCATACCAAGTTGTAGATACAAAAGAATTAAATTCGCCACCAGCAGCATCAGCACCAGGTCCTGAACCAGCAGCAGCATAAGCTACAGCACCTAATCCACCCTGCTCCATAAGCCAAATTCTTTTTAATCCACCTCTTCGGTTTCTATCGCAACATACTATTGCGTGTCCTTGAGTTATTGCCATTTTTTTATATTTATTATATTGTTAAACAAAGTAGTCAGGAGGGATTTTACTCCCCCCCTCGTACATTTTTATTATTAGTCTTCAGTAGAAGTAACAACCATTCCTGGCTCTTTAACAGCTACACCGAAAGAGTAAAGCATACGGAATCTGTTTTCTTTACAATCTCTGTTGTACCACATATCTACATCTTGTGCAGCAAAGTCAGTACCTACAGTAATATTGTTTTCCATTGTCCAGATAGCACACTTAGTTTCAGCAGCTCCATTTGGAGCAAGACCATTTGCCATAGCAGCTAAAGCTACAGAGTGGTTAGCAATATCAACATCCCACGAGTTGATAACAACTAAAGGAACACCATTGAAACGTAGACTTCCAACACCATTTTGTAAGTCAGCGTAAGCAGCAGTATGAGAACCATTAGAAGCTCTTAATTCAGCAGCATAAGAATCAGCAAAAGCACGAGAACAGTAAATAACTTGTCCTTCAGCAGTAGCTAGTTCAGTTGAACGAGCAGCTAACATTGCTTCTAATTGTGCGATTGTTGCAGTAGCACCTTGAGTTAGTGTTTGTGAAACTGGTAAAGCACCACCTACAGCACCATCAAGAGCTTTCCATACACCATTTGCAAGTGCTTGTGTACCAGCACCATTTGCAGTATCTCCAAACCATAGGATTGTAGACATATCTCTCATGATACCTTGTAATACTAATTCAGAAACGATTTCCATAAAGATAGTTCCTGATAAGTCGTAACGACTAATACCTCGTCTCAATAATTGAGATTTAATGTGAGATAATAAAGAAGTAGACTGTTGTGCGTGTTCAACTTCTAAGCGAGATAGAGTTAGCTCTATAATGCTGTTTGTTGATTGGTCTGCATCAGCAGAGAAACACGCTGTGTTCATTGATTTAGTTAAATCTTTTAATGCTGAATATCTGTCTAACTTAATAGAAGCACCAGAAATATCAGAAATAACCTCCATCCCTTTAAGATGGTCGTTTTCGTAAAAGAGTGGAGATAGGAAATACTTTCTAGCATCCTCTTGACTCCAGCTTAAACTTGTATTAATTACGTTTGCCATTTTTTTCTAATTTTTAATTTTTAAAATAAACTTTTTTGTCATCGCTGATGCTTTTAGCTAGTACATCCCACGCATTTTCAGATTTAGCATCTGGAGTTGGGTTAGGGTCTTTACTAGGTACTACATCACTTGGAGTTCCCTCCATTTTTGCTACTTTATAAGAAGAAATCTCATCCTCTAAAGTTGCAATGTAACCATCCTTTTCAACGATTTTGCCATTTAATTCAACGATAGCTTTAGCAGATTCCTCAATAGACTCTTCTAAAGTTTTCATTTTTTCAACAACAACATCATTATCAAGAATTTTTACTTCCTTCATATCGCCTTCTTTGTTAAAAAGGTCAGCGATAAAAGATTTTAAGTTATCAAACTCTTTTTCCATTTTACTTTCTTTTTTAATGTTATTAAATAAATTATTTACAAGAGCTTTATTCTTGTAATCATACTTGTTTATATCAAACCTTGCAGCTAGTTTTATAGGTTCTTCGATTACATCTACAAAACCATACTTTACTGCTTCAGAACTATCAAACCAAGTTTCTTCATTCATCCAAGAACGGATTTGCTCTTCGCTATTCCCACTCTTAGACATATATATACTAACTAACCTATCGCCCATTTTATCCATGAGGTCGGCTGCTTTCCTTAAATCACCTGCGTCTCCAACTTCTCCTCCCCATACATTATGTATCATATAAAGTGAGTTCTCACTCATTATAACTTCATCACCAGCAAGTGCAATAACACTTCCCATTGACGCAGCGATACCTTCTATACGAGTAGTTACCTTTTGTGGCATCCTGCTAATAGCATCATAAATCGCTAAACCATCTACTACTGAACCACCAGGTGAGTTTATTCTTAAAAGAACAGATGTACCATTTGGGATATTCTTCATTTCATCTATAAAAGATTTGGCATCAACCCCATATTTGCCAATCTCATCATATATCATTACCTCTGTTACATTATCAGAAGCTATATTTTTTATATCGTACCAATTCATTTTTGCTAAGTTTTTAATTTTTGCACTTTCCTCTTCATGTTCATGCTCAAATGTGAATAAAATAATCATTTCACTACCATCTTCATCTTTAGTAGTTATATATAATTCACCTTTATCGTGCAAAGTTTTCATTTCAGATTCGCTAAAATCATATTTAAAGTCAAACTCTTCTCCTTTGTACTTATATTTTCTTTTTTTAGCCATGCCGTCAATCTCTTTCAATTTATTTATTGCCCAATTAACTCCACTTTTTCCTCCCCAACAATCGTACATAAGACCTCCACAACCTTCAGAGTACGGAACATCTGCGTGTTGTTCGTGTCTTTTAAAACTAGCCATACGAGCAATAGTTGAACGAGAAAGTTTTTCTCTTCGTGCTAATTGCCCTGCACGAGTCCAGCCTACGCTTGTGCCACAAGAACTACCATTTTCTTCTTTGTACTTAATTGCTCTCTTGGCATTGTTAGTAGCAGATTGTGGGTAGTCATTGTAGGTTTTAGCCATTTTTAAACTTTGATACAATATAAGTGAATATATATGAGACAGTATGGAAATTAGTGGAATAAAATTTGTTTATGTCATTTTTCTTTAGTTACATTGTATTTCAATCAACAATAAAAACTATGAATTTCGAAACAAAACTATCAGGAAACAACGTAACAGTTTATAACGTCAGCAAAAGAAACCACGATGTAGAGCCTAGCTTTATAGTAGACTGGTCTTTCGTTACAGAAATGAGACAGTGGGGTGTAAAATCTATGTATTTATATGTAAATAAGGTTTGTGGTCAAATAGATGTTAATTACTGGGATGATGAAAATTCAATGCCTATACCAATATTAATAGATAGCAGTATGGATGAGCATGATGGTTCTAAGTGGGCAATAGAGTTAGAGAAATCTAATTTAAACTTTGGAGATTGCGTACAACCTAAAGATATAGAGGTAGATTTTGAAACTAAAATTATAACAGTAAACTTTTAAGATATGAATTACGATAACTATAAGTTAAGCAACCCCATAGATGATGGTTATAACAATGGATTAGTAACATCTTGTTGTGGTGTTGAAGAAGAGAGTAGCGAAGCAAGTAATTGTTGTAATAGTAAATTTTGGGCAAACACTGATATTTGTGGCGAATGTAAAGAACACGCAGATGAATATATGATTTGTACAGAATGTGGCGATGATGAAGATTGTTACACTATGATAGAAGAATACGAATACGAACAAAACATGAAAGACCATTATGATGAGATGAAATCTGATGGAGATAGAGATGAACGTTAATTATTAAAAAAAAAATTATGTCAAAAATTAAAAACATTGTAGATTTACAGCACCAACATGAAGATGAGGTTGCTAAGTATTACTCACACCTTTATAAGGTTGCAGAGTATATGGGTGTAGAGAAAATATGCCTAACATTAATTAAAACAAATACTAATTTTAATCCTAAGAAAAATGACAAAAGAAACTAAGAATGAAACTTTAAAAAGATTGTTTATAGAAAACAATTTAGTAAAAGAAGATGTGTTTAAACACGCACACTATACTATAATTACAAGAGCAGGTATAGATAAAATTATGGCAGCTAATGATATAGAAATACAATATGATATTGTAAATCTTTCAGATGACCATTCACATTGTCTTGTAAAGGCTTTAGGTAAAAGAGGTGAGAAGATTATACAAACTTATGGAGAATGTTCACCAAAGAACAATAAAAATGCTTACCCTGTAGCTATGGCAGAGAAAAGAGCAAAGTCAAGAATTGTACTTATGTTAGCAGGTTTTTATGAACTAGGAATATTTGGAGAAGATGAAGCTGATGATTTTTCTAAATCTAAAAACTAAATGACACAGCACGATTGGATAGATGATATACTAGAAGACGAACCATGTTCCCTATGGCAAATAGGTAAGATAGAAAGTCTTTTAGTTACATCTAGTGCTAATATATTTTATGAACATATAAATTTTAACGAACTAACTTATTATGACGCAGAAGAAATCATTAGACATCTCTATGAGAACGATTGCCCTAAAGACCCTAGAGACCAATTTAAGCAGATGCAGAGAAGAGGGATATTTTAATAACTGGCAGAGAATAAGAGAAGTCGTTAGAATAAGTAAAAACAGTATACCAACAATAATACCTATAGGTATAAATAATCATATTCCTATAGATTATTTTATTGATTTTTTTAAATCTGTACCTTTAGAATTATGGTGTGATAACCCTGTATTTTATTATAACATAGATAAGTTATGTTGGGATGCGTTAGGTTTTTTAGGTGAAAAAATACACAGGTCAAACGTAAGGACAAAGTATTTACAACTGTGTTTTGATAAAGTTGGTTTAGATATAAATGACACATTAAACAATGAAGAACCAATGTTTTTAAAGCATAAAAATAACAAGACAAGATTTATAGCTGCTCTAAAATATTTAAAAGATAATTTAAGCAAAAATGAATTAATACAATTATTAAGTAAAGCAAAAAAATTAAGCGATGAACGATATGTTACAAATAGCTGAATATAAAGATTTAAAATTAACAATAGAAGAACAGGTTGTGTGTGGTGCAGTGATAATGTGCAGTGGCTTGACATTAGAAGCAATTAGGTCAAAAACAAGAGTGCAAGAATATGTTTTAGCAAGAAGTGTTTTAGGCATAATGTTAAATGAAATAGGTTGTAGTTTAACAAGAGCAGGTGAAATTATTAATAGAGACCACGCAACAATACTACATTATAAAAGAAAACACACAGAAAATTTATTATATCAAACAGGTTATAAAAAGCTATATGAATATTGTAACCTTGAACATTATACTACACATAGAGTAAGAACAGTAAAAGCAATGGAAAAAGAATTATTAATTATGCAAGACACAATAGATAAATATAAAAGCACTTTTGTTGAAATGTAATTAAAAATAAGCAAACTAATTATTAATTAAAATTATTTAAAAATGTCAGAAAAACAGTATGTAAATGGAATGATTATTAAGGAGAAATCTTTTGATAATGGTGGTACACAATTAAAACTTAGCATCAAAGTAGATGATTTAGTTGAACAACTAAAAACTCTAAACACTGATGGTTGGGTTAATTTAATTGTTGCTAGAAGAAAAGAGGCATCAGAAACAGGTGTTACTCACTACTCTTATGTAGACACTTGGAAGCCTACTAAGAAAAAAGCTGTAGAAGTGGGGTCAGAAGATGACTTACCATTTTAAATTAACTTAAAGGGAGGGTGAATATTTTTTGCTCTCCCTTTTATAATCTAAAACTAATATGACAAATCAACCTAACTATTACGCAATAATACCAGCTAATATAAGATATAGCGATAAAGTTAATTCTACAGAAAAACTACTATACGCTGAAATAACTGCCTTATGTAATCAAAAGGGTTACTGTTGGGCAAGTAATGATTACTTTAGTAAGCTGTTTAAAAAACATCCTAATAGCATAAGTAGAAATATAAAAAACTTATCTATAAATGGTTTTATAAAAATTCATTTAGTTAAAGAAAAAAAGAACGTAGATAAAAGAAAGATTACTCTAGTTGATTCACAAAAATGTTTAGACCCCCTTAACAAAAATGTTAATACCCCCCTTAACAAAAATGTTAAGCATAATACTATAAATAGTAATAATATAAATGAAAAGAAAGAATTGTTTGAAAAGTTTTGGGAGGCATATAATTACAAGAAAAGCAGAAAGCTGTGTTATGATAAATTTATTAAGTTAGATATTGAAATTTGCAAAAAGTGTGTTACTAAGGCAAAAGAATATTCTAATTCTATTGTAGATATAAAATACAAAAAACACCCAAGCACTTGGCTTAATCAAGGTTGTTGGGATGATGAAATAATTAATAATAGTAATCAAGGCTTTACAGGTAATGGCTTTACAAATATGGTATTTTAATGAGTTTTTTAGATTATGGCATTGAAGTAAAAAAGATAAATGGACAAGTTAAAACTAAGTGTCCAAAATGCTCACACGAAAGAAAAAAGAAATCAGACCCCTGTTTATCCGTAAACATAGACGAAGGCATATGGAATTGTCATAATTGTGGATGGCATGGTGGTTTAAAAATTAATAATAATTTTATGAAAGAAATAGTATATAAAGTTCCAACCAATACTAATGATTCTTATAATTATACAGATAAATTTTTAAATTGGTTTGCCAGTAGAGGTATCACAAAACAAACACTTATAAGCAACAGGGTCGCTGAAGGTTTAGAATATATGCCACAGGTGAATAAAGAAGTTACAACTATACAGTTTAAATACTATAGAGATAGTTCTTTAGTAAATATTAAATACAGAGATGGTGCTAAAAACTTTAAACTAGTAAAAGATGCTGAAAGAATTATGTATGGCTTAGATGATTTAATTGGCAAAAAAGAAGCTATAATAGTCGAAGGAGAAATGGATAAATTAGCATTATACGAAGCAGGTTATAAAAACTGCGTATCTGTTCCTAATGGTGCTAGTAATTTAAAAATGGATTACCTTAAAGATTTTCCAGAAAATATAGAAAAAATATATATAGCAGTTGATAATGATGAGCCAGGTTTAAAGCTACAAGAAGAATTGTCAAGAAGACTAGGCAGAGATATTTGTTATAGAGTAAGCTATCCTAACGATTGTAAAGACATTAATGATGTCTTAGTCAAAAACAACATTGATGTTGTAAAAGAATGTATAGTTAAATCACAGCCATATCCGTTAGAAGGTGTTTTAAGTGTTAAAGAATTTGACATAGATATAGACTCTTTGTACGAAACAGGATTACAAAGAGGTAAACTAATTGGTCATAGCAAGTTTGATAAATTATTTAGCTTTGCGTCTTCACAATTAACTGTAGTTACAGGTATACCAACACATGGTAAAAGTAATTTTTTAGAACACTTGTGTATGAAACTAGCTACACAGCATGATTGGAAGTTTGGCGTGTTTAGTCCTGAACATTATCCTATGCAGTTGCACTTTTCTGTTTTAGCTGAAAAGCTGATTGGTAAGTCATTTCGCAAAGAAACTAAATTTAACAGAATGAGTAAACATGAGCTTGGTACAGCAAAAGACTTTATATCAAGACACTTTTATTGGATAAGACCAGATAGCGATGTTTACACCATAGATGCTATTTTAAACGCAGCTAAAGGATTAATTAGACGATATGGTATAAACGCCCTAGTTATAGACCCATATAATAAAATAGATGCTAATTTAGGTTCTGATAGCGAAACTAATTTCATTAATAAGTTTCTTACTAAGCTAACAATATTTAAACAAAAATATGACATACATATATTTCTTGTAGCACATCCACGCAAAATGGCTAAACAAGATAACAAACTATATGAAGTGCCAACATTATATGACATTGCAGGTAGTGCTAATTTTTACAATCAAGTAGATAATGGTTTATCAATATATAGAGATTTTGAAAACAGTACAACAAAAGTTTTTGTACAAAAAGTTAAGTTTAGACACATAGGTGAATTAGGAGAAGCAGAGTTTAAGTATAACATACAGAATGGTAGGTACATTGAGATTGGTGAACATGAAAATAATAATTCATATTTAAAATTAGAGCAACAATCGCTTATATAATTTGTTTTTATGAAAAACTTTTTGTTACATTGTATATGATTTATATTCCAATAATAGCTATAGCTACCTCAATGTTGGCAGGTTTATTAATAGGTTCTGCAATAGTTTTATATAGAACTAGAAAAGAAATTGAAATACTTGAAAAAGAATTAAATTATTTTAGAACTGAATATTTTAATTTTTTAAAACAATTTCAAGATAAATATCCAGATAGATAATTTATGCCAAAACCAATATACAGAGTATTAGTAAAGTTCGAGTATAGAAACTCGAAAACTAGCAGTTACATAAAAGCTAAAATAAAAACTGGTTATATTGATACCTTTGCTTTGTCAGAAAATAAAGAAGAAATACTTGAACATATTAAGCAAAAAGTTTTAAAGCAAATTGGCAAGAAAGAAAATGAAGTTGATATTAAAATTAAAGATTACATTATAGAAGGTCAATATGGATTTACAAACTACTAAACATAACAAACATTATAATGGCAAGTAGTAATATTAATATGTTAAAGATAACTGGAAACAATTTACATTCTGATGAATGTTACACTCCTATTGAGGCTGTTTTACCTTTGTTACCATATTTAGATAAGACTTTGACCTATTATGACTGCACAAGTAATATTAGCTCTAATATTGTTGATTTTTTAATTAGTAATGGATTTTATTGTATCGCTAGTAAAGGAAAAGATTTTTTACTAGATGATATACCAAGTGAAGTTGATGTTGTTTTAACTAATCCACCATACTCAAAAAAAGATAACTTTATTCAAAGATGCTATAACATAAACAAACCTTTTGCATTACTATTACCAGTCTCTTCAATACAAGGGAAAAAGAGGGGTGAGTTATTTGATATGTATGGAATAGAGTTATTAGTATTAAACAAAAGAATTGACTTTACTGGTAAGGGCTCTCCCCATTTTGGAGTGGCTTGGTTTTGTAATAATTTATTACCAAAAAAATTAATATTTGTCAAATGAAAAAAAGTAAATACTACTACGACTACACAAGGAATAGAGACGATAAACTAAAAATTATACATGATATGATAAACCCAAAGATGAAAATGTCAAAAGAGGAGCTAGGATTGGTTTCCAAAGACAGAAAAGAAAAGCCTGTATATACAGGCGTACTCAAATACTTTCCAGACGCAATACTTGAAGTTGCTAGATGCAGCTTTGTAGGTCAAGAACAACACAATCCTGATAAACCTTTGCACTGGGATAGAAGTAAAAGTGGTGATGAGCTAGATGCCTTGTCAAGACACTTATTAGATGCAGGTACAATAGACACAGATGGTGTAAGACATTCTGCAAAAGTAGCATGGAGAGCTTTAGCTAATTTACAAAAAGAAATAGAAAATGAAAAAGAGAACAAGTAATTTACTAGAAAAGGCACACTCATTGGTTGTCTCTGTAACAGGAACAGATATTTCTAAAACAAAAAGACAAGAGGTAATGAAAGATGTCAGAGCTATATATCGCAAAATAAAAGATATAGAGCCAAAGATTTATGAGACATTAAATAATGATGATAATCATAAAACTACAAGATAATGATTAGATTTATACTTAAATTGCTTGGTGTAAAATTCAACAATTTAGAAAAAAACATAGAAGAATATGAAAAGAAACAAAAATGAATCTTTTGAAGATTACAAGGAAAGAAGAAGACAGGCTAATAAAGAATTGAAACAAAAACGTAAAGGCTTAAATGTTTTTCCTGGTGATTGGGGGACTTATCGTAAAGATATAGATGGCGAGGTAGAATCTAGGATGAAACATATACTAGATAAAATAAAAGATAAGTACAAAAATGAAAAAGGAGAGTAACATAAAGGAATGTCCACAATGTGAAAAGCCTTTAAAGGGTTGTGCCTGTAGTCATAGAAAAGCTAGTGATGGTAAGCTAGTGCATGAAAAGTGTTTACAGAAGTATAATTATATTTTAAAAATTAATAAAGATTTAGAAAATGGCAAATGAAATTATAAATGATGGCAAGTATAGGGTTATGGTAGACTTAAATGTTGTTGGTAACGCTAATGGTCAGCTATATGTAAGAAATGATTTAAAAGATACTATAGATGAAATAGAATCAGAAAGCAACGTAAGAGTAGTTGGAATCGTTTATGATGGCACATACAATCTTGAAATATTAACGCAACCTATACAAGACTTAGATAAAATAGTAGAAGAGGTTACTAAAAATGATTAAGTACCCTTATCCAGGAATGGCAAAGCCTAGAATGACTAGAGCTGATTCTTGGAAGAAAAGACCAATAGTATTAAAGTATTGGGAATATAAAGACCATATAAAAGATTGGGCTTGGGATAATAACTTTAAGTTAGGTAACGAAATATATTGCGTGTTTCACATCCCAATGCCTAAGTCTTGGAGCAACGCTAAGAAAGCACAAATGGTTTTTTCTGACCACCAACAGCGACCAGACATAGATAATCTCTTAAAAGGTCTTATGGATGCCTTATTAGAGGAGGATTCACATATACACACAGTATACGCTAGAAAAATTTGGAGTAATGAAGGTTGTATAGAGTTTTATAAGCTAACTAACCTTCTTCTTTCTTAATATTATAATCCTTTTCGGTTTTATATCTTTGCTTGTAGATAATGTTTCGACATTGCTTTTCAGTTAAGTCGTGCCTTACTGATATATCAATAAAAGTATGACCTACATGACCTTCATTTTCTACGATAAATTTATCATAATCTCTAAACATCATATAGTTTCGTAAAGACTTAGGAGCAATTATACCATTTTCTATTAAATGATATACTAAATCTTTAACTGTAAAATCTTCTCCCCACCTTAATATAGACTCTTGTCTAACAATGTCGAGAAACTCCTCTACAATCTCTTTTCGGTTTGGCATTTATTTCCAATAGTTTTGTGGACATTTAATAAAATCTTCGTCAATTCTATTTTTAGTCTGTAGCAAACATCCACAATCGCCACATCTTTCTAAAGACTCTATTCCAAGTGGTTTTTGATATACACCACACTTGTTGCTTCTGCAAATAGATAATCTTTTTTCAAACTTTTTTTGTGTTGCAAACTTAACACCTTTACCAATGATAAGCTGCCAAAATAATTTTCTTAAATCTTTAAACATAAAACAAATATAAAATATTATTATTAAAAAATTGTACTTAAACTTTCTTGTACTTCAACATTAAATTGTGAATTAGTTATTTCTGCTTCACTTACAATTACTTTTTGTGTGTTGATAGCATTAGCTAGAGCTTGTGTCATTTCCCTTTGAGTTATCATACCCTGAATATCTCTTGTGGCAGCTATTGTAGATGCTGTCAAACCACCTTGCTCAAACTTTTTACCACCACCAGCAACATTCATTGCACTTAAAACAGGTTTAAACATAGCTGTAGACCTTCTATTAATTACAGCCTCTCCACCTTCTAGCTCTGCAACAGTACCTCCTACAGCAAACTTAACACCACCTTGTGCGTGTCTAGCACCATGAACCATGCCACCTGTACCAAACTTCTCTATACCACTAGGAACTATACCACCTTGTTCTCCAACGAACTTTTGTGAAGCTATACCAGCAATTTGTGCAGCAACAAAAGCAGACATAATAGGAGCAGCACCAATAGCAGCTAAACCAGTTTCACTAGCAACAGCAACAACAGCAGCATAGCCATCCAGTGTTGCCTGAATAATACTGTTTATTTTATCAGCTTGAAACTGCTTTCTTTTTATAGCCATTAGCTTATCCTCTTTCTGATTTTCTAGCTCAATCTCTCTATTGTCAAAAGCTCTTTTCATAGCCTCTGTGTCTTGACCTCTAGCTTCAGCTAACTCTACATCTCTTTCAAACTCTAAAGCTCTTTGTGCAGATTCCCTGTCAAACTCTTCTTGTAACTTTTGTTTTTGTAGTTCTGCTCTGTTGTTAAAAAAGTCTAAAGCAAGTGAAGATAGCTTACCATACATCTCTGCTACTTTAGCTACTCTTTCATCTCTAATTCTTTCCTGTTCTGCTTCTGCTTCTTTAGTTGCATCCATATCAGCTTTTTCTTGCTGTGCTTTGTTTATTGAACCAGCTTTAAATGCTTCTTCATTTAACTTTATTTCTTTAGCTAATTCATCATCTATTGCTGCAATTCTGTTTGCTGAATTTTTAAAGAACCCATGAAGAGTTTTTTCTTGTTCTTCAAATACAATAGCACTTTTTTCTCTTTCATTTTCTGCTAGTGCTATCTTATCTTCAACATCAAGTTGTCGTATTTTTTTGGTTGTCTCTTTTTTTACCTCTTCTGATAAAGAAGTATTGTTTGCAAACTTTTCTCCTTCTTCATCTAACATTGATTGTAAGGCATCACCCCTTTCGTCATAATAGCTTTTATCAATATCAATTAATTTTTGATACTCTTCATTACTTAAATTCTTTAGAGAATCAAACTTGTTTCTGTTTTTCTTGATAAATTCTGCAATAGATTTTTCATCTCCTGTAGCTAAAATCTTTTGTGCATCAGTTACATCTTTTAAGTTTGCAAGTATACCATCTTTTTCTGTTTTAAGTTTTTTAAGTTGCAACTCCTCTGCTGCCTTTACTTTTGCTATTTCATTTTCATCAAGACTAACTACATTTTCAGCTCTTAACTTTATTAGGTCTTTAAACCTGTCTTTAGTTTTTCTTAAATTACCAGCATCAAATATTGTTCCTTTAGGGTCGCTAACCTCACCTTTTAATGCAGCGTTAAGTTGTGTTACATACTTTTTAAGCTCTTGTAAATTTATACCCAGCTTTGCAGTTGAAACAGAAGAGTCTTCTGCTCTTGCTATTAAAGCATCACCCATTTTCCCCTCTAATTCAGTTATTTCTTCTTTTACTTTTGCTTTTTGCTCTACAGTTCCTTTATCAGAAATAGATAACAATCTTCTGTAATCAACTATTCGGTCTACAGCTAATATTTCTGCTTTTTGTTCTTCTATAAGTTCTAGCTGTTTACCCCTCTTTTGTTTTCTAAATTCTTCTAAATCCTCTAAATAGCCTTCTCTTAAACTAAACCTATAAGATTTTTCATCTCTTAATGCTAATGCGTTAAAGACTTCACTTTCTTCCTGTTTCTCTTTTAAAAGATTTTTCTCAAACTTTACAGAATCATTAAGTAGTTTTTCTTGTTGTTCAAATAACTCTTTATTTTTTTGTATTGCTCTATCAATTCTTTCTATTTGTAAATTGTACCTTTTGAATAAAGTATCTGTAGACTTCAGCTCTTTTTCATCTATCTTCTTTAATAGCTCTAACTTTTCTTTTCTAAGGTCTAAATCTTTTTCAGCAGTTTCTTCAGATAATTCATCTATTTCCTTTTGTGCAGCAGCTATAGCTAGTCTTTCAGCTCTAGTGCCATTAACTAAGGTCATGATTTTAAAAAGCTGCTCGTTACTTGCAACTTCTAAGTCTATATCACCAATAAGGTCTGGATATTCTTGCTTCATTTTTCTTAACAAGTCTAGCCTTTCTTGACTATTCTCGTTAAGTAACTGTGCTTTTTCTATGTCCTCACCAAAAGACCTGTTTAGTCTTTCTTGGTTTCTAACAACTTCTTGTGTAGCTTCACTAACTTGTGTAAACATGGTGTACAAAGCACCAGCAGCAATAACTAAAGCACCTATACCTGTAGAAGCTATAGCAGCTTTTAGAGTGTGCATAGACATAGAAAGAGTTAGTGTGCCATTTCTTGCAGCAGCTAAACTACCTCTAAGTGATATTAAAGCCTGACTCCACTTACCACTTGACTTTGCCATTACAAGCGTTCTAGCTTTAGCAATTAAAAGACCTGCTGAATATAGTGCTATAGAGTTTACTAGCGTATCTACAACAAACCTTATTGTTTTTAAAGCAGCATCGTTTTTTGATAAGTTTTGTAAAAACTGTGTCAAAGAATCTACTGCGTTTCTTAAACTACCACTAAAGACCTCTCCTATAGCCACACCTAATCCTTCACTAGCTGATTTTAATAATGTAAAGTCTCCTTCTAAAGTGTCAAGTCTAATCGCTGCCATTCTTGAAACAGCACCCTCTGCATTATTTAAAATATCTAATTGCTCTTCTAGTCCGTCAATATTATTAATTAATGTTAGGAAAGCTGGAGCAGACCTTTTGTCTAGTAATTCTGTTGCTTCTGTTAAACCAAAAGACTCGTCTTTCATTTCTCTTAAAGCGTTTATCATATCAGGTAAACCTTGTACAGTTCTACCTAAAGATTTGTTTAGCTTAGAGTTAGAATCTCCTAGTCTTAAAAATATGTTTTTTAGTGCGTTACCTGCCAAAGAACCTGACAAACCATTGTTAGCTAAGATAGCAAGTTGTGCAGATGTCTCTTCAAATGTAAAACCTGCTGCTCTTGCAATAGGAGCAACAAACTTCATTGATTGTGTAAATCTTTCTAGGTTAAGTGCAGAGCTAGTAAAAGAAGCACCCATGACATCAACAACATTACCTGTTTGTTCGGCATCTAAACCAAATGCTCTTAAAACAGAACCAGCAGTTTCAGCAGAGCTACCTAATGACTCGCCTGTTGCAGCAGCTAAATCTATAGTACCACTTTGTGCTGATATTATTTCTTCAGCAGTAAAACCTAGTCTTGCATAAGCCTCTTGTAATTCAGCAACTTGACTAGCTGTAAAAACTGTACTAGCACCTAATCGTTCTGCTGATTCTTTTAGCTTTTTAAACTCTTCTTGAGTTGCACCAGAGATTGCTTGTACAGCAGCCATTTGTGATTCAAAATCAGAAAATGTTTTTATAACACCTCTAAAACCACCTATTATAGCTCTAAACGCAAAAGCAGAAACAATAGCTATACTCGCAGACTTAAATATGCCTACCATTCTATTCCCTGTCTTGTTTAACCTTTCACCACCTTCTCTTAAATTATTAATAGCGTTTTTATTCTCGTCTATTTTTTTAGTGATGCCTCCTATTTTTGCACTTAGTTCAGCATACTTTTCAGTATTAGTTTTTAAACCTTTTAGATTTACTTGTGCTTCTTTTAGCTTTGCATTTAAAAGGTCAAGGTCGGTAAGTTTTGCCTTAAACTCATAAAAAGTTGTAGTCTTTGCCATTATCTATTTATTATAAGTTGTTTTTTTCTTTTTTCTTTTCTTAGCCATGCTACTTGTTGTAGTTTATTCTGTTGTTATTTCTGTCTTCATCATCTGCTTCTTTGGGCAGATATAATTTTTCTACGCAATCCCCATCAGTGTAAACCAAAGTACATATCATACCATTTTCTTCTTCTACTATAATTTCACCACCATACAACTTAACATCACCAACATCTGTAACTGTAATAGCATCTTCTATACGTTCTAAATTACTTTTTGGTGCATAAGCAACAGGATTTACAGAAGCTGTGTACTCTTTGCTAGTATCTTCTTCTTCCTGTATATCAATCTTATTAGAAGTTTTTTTAGTGCTACTTCCAACGTAGTTGTTGTCTTGTTTCCATTCTATAAGCTCTACAGTAGTTAAAACTCTTTGGTTAGGCTTGTAGTCTTTAATTGCCTGTACTGTCCAGTAAGTAGAAACACCATCTATCTTTAGGTGTATTATGTCTCTGTAATCAAAAAGATTTATATCTACAGCAGATAAAGCCATCTTACAGGTTCTTACAGCAGCACCACCAGACATCTTGTTAAAAGCGTTTCTCCAATACTTAGAGAACAAGCCAGGACTAACAAAACCACTTCCATCATCATAATCATCCCAAGACAAGTTGTAAGGGTCTATAGCAACCCCTTTTGACCAGCCATTAATCCAACCTAAATGAGGATAAACCCCCATGCTTTGTGAATTACCATCTGACTTTGCAAACTTCCATTTAGAACATTTTGTTATTCCGTAGTAGTTTAATATTCTTATACTTGCCTTTGGAGCTGGTGTATATGCAGGTCTTAGCTGTTGATTTATATGACCTCCTTCATTAGTCCAAATAACTGGCATCAAAGGATTATCTTTATTTATGAAGGGGTCTGTCCAAGTTAAATCACCCCACTGATAAGCATTAGCTAAAGTAGGATGACCTGCTGGATATTGACTTGGATTTGGCTGATTGCCATAATTATTAAATCTATATGTTGAATGAAATATTGTTGTTCCTAAGTCAAGTCTATCTTTTCTAAATCTTTGTTCGTTTTGCAACTCATAAGATTTGTAAATGTTATATCCATTTTCTTCTCTCCAATTATATAAAGATTCGATACCCTTATCGCCAGTATCTTTTTTATACTTAAATAGTACATTTCTCGCTAATTCTTCAGCAATAAATTTATCAGTCCAAGACGTATGGTCTAACTTATCAGTCCAATCTAAAACTTTACCACTGCCAAAAAAATCATCATAAGTCTCAACAGTTACTGTTCTGGATTCTCTATCTGCTAACCATTGCAAATTAAACAATTCTGTAAGACCTTTTAAATAATCTTTTTGTTTAGTACAAGGTAATATCTTATTAAAATTAACATTAAATTCAGGAACATTAGCTGAAGGCAATGGATAAATGTCTAATAAAATATCAGAAACATCACACCACATTTTTTTTGGCAGTCCAAATGCACCAGTTTGTTGATGACCTCTAATCCTTAGAGAAAGAACATCACCTTGATTCATATATACAGTACCAGTATTGCTAAATTGTTCTCCTAAATGAGCATCCCCACCAGAGTTTAACACTGAAACAAGACCATTGTTATAGTTATAGGTGGGGTCTGCAACAGAACCATTAATCATTATTTCAGCATATAAATTTCCAACAGAATTTCCAGCACTTATATACATATACAAACCCCATCCTACATAAAAGTTACCAGCAAAAGGTGCTGTATATCCTGTTTGACTTGAGTTGCCACCCCAATTATTACCTTCGTCAGAACCAGGTACTATAGGAGGATAAAAAACATGAATGTTTGGAGATTTTACTTTACCACCAGTTTCAAAATTACCACCACAAGGTATTTTAGGAGCAAAGCCAACATGAGTAGCATGACTACCATTTTCTCCATAAAGATTGTCATCTCTATAATCATCACCTGAAGTATAAGGATGAACTAATCTTTTAAATGTGTCAGACTCAAAGAAATTACTTTGTAAAGTATAACCAATGTTTTCAAAAATTTTATTTACAATTCTATATGCAAAAATAGAAGGATGAAAGTCATTAGAATTATGGTCGTAATTTATTACTCCATCATAATCTTCTTCCTGTGAATTTAAAGATTGTGCATCCCATTCTCCATAGTTTACTAATCCATATATATAGTCTTTTTCTATTAAGGCTTCTGTCTCTCCAAAATATCCTGGAAGGCTATACTGACCACCAAATAAGTTTCTTGTAGGGTCGTTTTTAAAATCTACAAAACTTTCTTCACCTATTGATTTATGAGGAGTGTGAAACCAAGAGGTTAGTATAGATTGCCAACCTTTCTTTTTAGGCACTTCATCACCAAAAGCAATATCACATATTTTTCTATCATCAATTAATGATGCCCAATCTATTGAGTCTTCTAAAATATGACAAGAGTAAGCTCCACCTTCACCTGTAATACCTTTCTCTACTCTCATTAAACCCTTAAAGACTACAACACCATCTACAGATATTCTACAAGGCTTCCAATCTATATTTTCCCTTACAGCACCAACAGCTAACATTGGGTCTAGTATTTGATTGTTGCGATTGTTTGAGGGTATTTCAAATGTTTTACTATAACCTGTATTGGACTTAGTTAAATCCTTTAAGTTTCCTATAGTATATGTTAAAGCTAAAGGCAGCTCATTGCTTTTAAAAATATCTAAGTATTCCCATTGTATATCATCTATAGTGTAAGAGTTGTCTACATAAACAGGCACTTCTTCACTAGTTATCTTTGTGTCTTTTTTTGTTATCTCTATAAAATCTATAGTGCATCTTGCAGGTAAATCTTCATCTATAGCAAAAGCCTCTAAAATATTTATTGAACCATTAGCTGGATGAAAGTGTTTGCCATTATCCATCATTATAACACCACCATAAGTTGCAGTATGACCAAAAGTATGTGTTCTCTTCAATGCACCTAAACAAAACGAATATACACCTGGAGATGTTATTGTCAAGTTACCAGCCTGTCCTGTTTCTATTTGACTGTTGTAAGGTGAGCCTTCAAAAACATTTATGTTAGCGTTTATTATAGAAGATACAGATATTTTAACCTCATACTGGTCTGCACTTTCAAGTCCAGCACCCATACCAAAAGCCTGACTTGTTATTCCTAACAAACCATCACTATTAAAACAGTCGTTTATCTTAGTACCTAAAGCTGGGTTTCTGTAAATAGAGCCTTCGTAAGAGCCTATGTGTGTTTTTGCCTTAATACTACCACCAACCCAATAAAAAGGGTTGTTAGAGCCTCCTGAACTATCCCAAGCACCTGAATGTTTATAAGCAGATATATAATAAGAATGTCTTTCTGGATTCAACCATAACTGGTTACATTGTGCTGTGTAGTCTGCAATTCTATCCGAACCATTACCTCTTAAAACTATGTTGTTGTTTGCAAAGTCGTGTACTACGTCAAAACAAGAAACTTCTCTGTCTGTTACATTAGCACCTGTACCACTAGTTTGGTCATTGTTTACAAAGTATATTGCTCTACCTTGTGGATTATGTGAATTGTTTATAGCGTTTTGTGGTTCATACCTAGCACCCCCTGCTGTTAATACTGGGTTTATACTAGGCATATTAATTGGAACTAAACTGTTATCATATAAACTAAAAACAATTAGCTTATCATCATCTTGATTGCTACCTGGCTGAAAAGAGTTATTACCAAAAGTGTTTAAATATGTTAAGGCACATCCCTGTGTTTGTATGTTACCTACACCATAACACTCTTGCAGTGTTCCTCCTAAATTATCAGCAACAGTTGGTACGCTACCAGTATAAACAACTCTTTGCCCAGTATTGCCTTGTCCATCATTAAATCCTTCATCTTTACTGTCATTTATATCTACACAGCCTTCATATTTAGTTATTGTTTCAGTACCAACCTGTTCTTGAGAAGATATTTCTCTTGAACCTATAGTTGTACCTATTTCTAAAACACAGTTATTTGCTTCGTAACTAATATTTGCCATGTTATGCTTTTTGCATTGTTATTTTTTCAGAATAAGTGTAGCTAAACTCTACAAAGTACATATTGTTTTCTGTACTATAAATTTCAAAGCTACCTGGATTTATCAATATAGGAACTAAGTTTCCATTATTCATTGTAGTATTCGAGCCATGATTTATATAGTGTTCTTTTTCTATCCAAACCATAGTGCTTGTTATAAGCTCTTCAACGTGCAATCCAATCTCTTTGCTTATTGGTTGAGATGTGATTGTAAATACATCTTCTCTGTCATTGTGTAAAACAGACCTAGTGTGTAAAGAGTTGCCTTGTATTCCAAATCCAATGTCTGCAAATCTATCGTAAACTACAGAGCTAAAAGTAGTTTCTTTGCTTTCTGTACCATATAAATTTATCCAATCAAAAGAACCAGATGAGGTTCTAAATACAAACTTATTTCTATTACACTTACCATTATCAGGCACATCACTCCAGTCTAAAAGGTGTGCATCAACAGTATAGTTATTAGCACCATAGTAACTTCCTGGTAGAGCTAAATATTTTTGTGTACCTAAAAAACTGTTCCTTACAAAGGGAACTATTATAGCACCAGCAGCTACTAAATTACCACTTGCATCAATAATACTATTACCTGGATTACCACCTAATGATATAATTTGTGAGTTTAGTCTAACAGGATGTGCTGCTATCTTATATAATTGTGAAATACTAGTAACAAAAGTAGTTGCAATTCCATTTAGATTACCATTAGAGTCCATTATGTAAAAAGAAAGCCAAAACTCATTCCAATAACCTTTGCTTAGACCAACAGGCTGATAAATGGCATCATTGCGAGAGTCTGACATATTTATGGTATATGTCTTTGATGCTATTAATGATGAGAGAGATGTATTGTAGAAGGTACCTGTTTCTATGTATTGTGGTGAGTTTTGACTTAGCTTTATGCTCATGTCTTGATAGTTTGCTTCTCTATTGCTACCTAATATTAGTCTATCAATGCTTGGAAAATCAAAAGGTAGGTTACCAACTGCTGGGGTGTTTCCTAGTCTTTGCTGTATGTTTGTTGTAGTGTTTAATGCGAAAAAGCTAAAACTATATTCTACATCGTCATAATCTACTACTAAAGGTGCATCGGCAGTATCGCTATATCTATTTGCGTGTATCCTAATTCTAAACCTATATCCTGTTTCATCTACACCTGGTCTTACTATTTGTGTAAACCTAGACCATCCACCAGAATTTAAAAGTTCTCTAACATAACCCATAAGGTTAAATGTGTAGTGAAAAGGTTGGTCGTTATCTTCGTAAGCATTAAGTGTGATTCCTGTACTTTGATAAACATTACTGTTAAAACCTGCTTGTCTTTCTATAGTTGCTGTCATATACGCAGCATTACCATCTAAATCTTCTACTTGACATAAAATAGGTCTGTAGGCAGCATAAAACTGTCTGTCTAGGTTTTGTGTTATAGATATTGTAGGACTTGCCATATTATATTGTTATATTTAAAACCCTATCTACTCTTTGTTGAATAGTTAGGTCTATTTCGTTTTGTACAAAAGATGATAAACTTTCATCTATTTTTTTACTTGCTTTATCAATCCAACCTTTTACGTTTGGGTGTGGTGATAATTTATTTTCTTTACTTTTAGCAATAGCAAAAGCAGCTTTTAATGCTTCTCTGCCATAAAGACCTTTTTTACTTCCTAACCATCTTACTAATCCATTTATGTATGGACTTCCTGGGTCTCCTCCTAAACCACTTTTAGAATTAAATTTTGGCTTGTAACCATCGTTCAACCAACTACCATATTGTAAGCCTTTTACTCTTATTGTGTCTACATCACCAAATGATATTTCGTTAATCATACTGTTGCTTAAAGCACCTGTATTATTAATCGGAGACTTACCAAATTCACCAAAAGAACGCTGTCTAGCTAATTCTCTTTTAAGCTCACGCTGTATCTTGTTCCCTACTTTTTCGTATATACTCTTCATTAGCTTTCACATCCTGCTGCTTCGCACTCTGCTAAAGTAGCGTAAGTACCAGAACCATCACCAGGGTCTACGCACTCATTATTAATACAATCATAACTATCTAGTGTAGCTGCTGGAGGAAAGTTTGAGCAATCAAAATCTACACAATCGTAAAAAAGTTCTATACTAAAGTTGCAGCTAACACTAACGAGTCTATCATTGTGTGTATTTTTTTGTCTTATAAACTGTATTGATTCTCTAGGTATAACATCTTGACAATTACTTGCAGAACCTAAACACCCTAAAACCTTTAATATTCTTTTTTCTAGGGCAGTCATAATAACATGAACATTATCAGTTATCTCTACTCCTGTAGTGTTTGCTTTAGATATTGGTCTGTAAGCTGTAATGACGCAATCAAATACTTGTAAACCATTATTTATATCTATAATACTTGATGTTGGGTATTGAAAGTTAAGTAAGTCGTATGGTATGTTGTGGTCAAAGTTTATGTGTGATGTATTACCAAACTTAAATGAATTAAAACCTGCACTAGTTGCACAGGTGTTCATGTTATTTACTAATTGTGTTAAAGTTGTAGACATTATTTCTGTTGTTTTTTATGTATCTCTGACATTATCTCATCAAACTTACTAACTGCGTTTTGCCAAGAGAGATACGTCAAAATCTCATCTAATTTAGCGTCAAGAACAGATTGAACAGCAGATTCGTTGCCTTTTGTAAAAATTCCGTCTTGTGCTATTCGATAAACAGAATTTAACCAGCCATAACCATCTATTGTGCTTTTTGCTGCTCTTTTTGCTGCATTACTTCCTCCACCACCTGATAGGTTAGGAAACTCGTCAGCAATCCTTGTTCTAACTTGTTCAAAAAAAAAGCGACATCCCAAATCGTTGCCATATCTAATTGTTCGAACATTTTAGCTCGTTTGTCGATGACATCATCATCTAATTTCTCTTCTTCACCTTCTTTTTTACAAAGAATTGCAATCTGTCTAGGCATATACTCAATTTTGCCTTGGTCTATCATACTAGACTGTATTTCTAATTGTTCAGCCTCAATATATCTACCAAAGGATGATTTTCTCATTAAATCTTTTGGTAAAAAGAACTTTTCTTCTCCTATCGTAAAAGACTTTATGTCTATTGGCACATACTCTTGATTTACAAACGATATTTGTTTCATTATTTCGTTTGCCTCTTGCATATCCCAATGAGAAACCTCTTCTATCGTGCATCCAGTCCAAAATGATAAAATTTTAGTGTTAAAATCTAAATTTAAGAGAACCTCTGCATATTCTTTGTCAGAATCAGATTCTTCTTGTTTTTTTAACTCTTCATCATACGATTTTATAATTTTTGTAAACTTTAAAAACGTAGACCAATTTATATCTAACCAGGTTTCAGGTATATTCACCTTCTTACCACTAATTTCAAACTCTTTCATTAATTTAGATTTATATTCATCTCTCCTTGCGTTAAAGGCAGTTTTTCCATACATTCGTTTAGTCTGTCTAAAACATCTATTGTCAAATATAACAATTTTTGCTCATGCTCAACAATATCTTTATCTTGATACTGTGGCAAGTTTGAAAAAAACCCTTTACTAACCCAATATAAATTATTAGGTAAAGATGTATACCATTCTCTTCTATCAACACTACCATCTGCCACATACTCACCTAAACCATTATGGTAAGACACGACATTCTGTATTAAGTCCTCAAAATTTTTGTAATCCTCTGTAAAAAATGTAGCTTCATGAACTAATTGATAAACATCATCTATATAGTCATTCACAATACTTGAATGTTCATTGTTTAGATAATATATTTCAAGTTCAAAAGCCATCTTACAATATAACGAATATAGTTTGGAACTTTATGGAACAAAAAGCAAGTTTTTTTATCGCCACGCTAAAATCCTTTTATCATTACCAAAAAGGTACTTCATACGCATCATTAAGGCATCTGCAAAGTCAGGTGAGTGTCCTAAAACAGCTTTCATCTCTTTTTTAGATAAAATAGCTAATTTATTGTCGTTATCCATGTTTTTTCTGCGAATAACCTCAAATTCTTCTATAATTTTGTTTCTAAGCTCTGTATCATTGCATTTTATCCAGATATTACCCACATTTATCTGTTCTGCAAGTTTATAATAGCACTGTGTCTTTAAATTTACAAAGTTTTCTTTGTTCATTGGCTTCGCATTATTTACAAAAGGAACAACACCTTTCATGTAGTGAGAAAGGTATTGACCTACTCCATCACTATCAATTATGATGTTTTTTTTGCTTATTTGATGCTTTTCTGCTAGATTTCTTATGATTTTCTCCACATTATCGGCAGATGTCTTGTCTTTTGTGATTATTTCTTCCACAACCATGCCATTCCATACGCAAATAACTAATTTATCGCTACCAAGTAAGGCAACATCGCAAGAAAGGTACTTTTCTGCACCTTCTGACGAAACAGATGAGTTAGTAAACATATTTAACAGTGCCTCGTAGTCAAAAAGCCTATCTTCACCAGAATCATACTCCCAGTTACCATGTAAAAGCCTTTCTCTCGAAACAGGGTCTAATCTTCTAAGCTGTTCTTCGTAAAATTCAGAAATATGAGGGTTATCTACTAGTTTAGCCTGTACAAACTTCTTGTGGTCGGCTAAAGTGTCATCTCTGTCTTGTTTATAAAAGTCATAAACCCAGTTTTTAGCAGGGTTGCACGACATAAGCACTTTTGGTCGTAACTTATACTCTGATAGCTTGTATCTAATCCTTGAGGCAACAACATTCTTTGCTTTCTCTGTACATTGGTTCACCTCATCTATAAAAGCACCAGAAATCTCCAATGAACCAAGTGAATCAAAATTTGGGTCGGCAGGGTACTGATATAAATCCTTTAAAATTATGGAGCTGCCATTTGTAAACTCTATAATGTTAGATTGTGCGTTAAATTTATAAATCTCACCCTTTTTTACACCCCAATCCCCACATACAGTAAAAAATGAGTTAAGTGTTGTTTCTTTTAGAGTCTTTAGTACAGCTCTACCCATTAACCAACGAGTACCAGGATAACGAAGGCAAGAATACAATAGCCAAGCTGCTCCAAAGTAACTCTTACCACCACCAGCACTACCCCCAAATAAAATTTCAGAAGTAGATTCATCGTGCAGATACTCCCAAGCTATGTGCTGTTTAGGAGTTGGCTTAAAATCTATTTCCAAACCTTTTTAATTAGAGCTTGTACTTGATTTCTAATTAAAACCAGAATATAGTAAACTATAACAGATGGCAATGCTGAAATTACCCCTATAAAACCAAAAACCTGTTCTAGTAAACCAGGCTTGTCTGATTTTAAATTCTCTATTGCTTTTTCAAATTTTGTCATTATTTTATTTTTATACCTTCGTTTTCTAACCACGCTAAAGAATCTTCTGATAGGTCAAAGTTCTCTACTAAAGCTACACGAGCTTGATGGTCTGCGTTATTTGCTATTTGGTCGGCATACAAAACATCAATATAGTGTTTTGCGACATTTCCTATCTCCGTTCCTTCAAATATAGCACTTTTCTTTACTCTTGTCATAAATTCAACAATATTATAATCAACAGCAGTATACAAAGCATACTTATCTGCATGGGCATCATCCAAAGCCAAAGTAGAATCAATCCAGGCAATAGCAGTAGTTGCTCTTGCAGTTGTTCCATCAGACAAAAGAAATGCCTTTAATTCTTTCGTTGTTATATTTGCTTTAAGCTGTTGCTCATCAACACCTATCTTGAAAGACAAATGCCAAGTAGTTCCAGACACAAATTCTGTATCGTTTATTTTATTAGTTGTTTTATTCGATGGTTGGAAAAAACTTCTTTTAGAATCTCTTTCTTTCCTGTCAATATTGCTAACTGTGTTTTTTGCTCTCCTGGTTCTAGGGGCAACAGACTTGACGTATTTCTTCTCCTGTATAGACTTTGAAATACCAAAACTGATTGGTGTTGCGATTGTTAAATCCATTTGTTTTCTATTTTAATTGTTGCTAAAGTTTCCATAATTTGTCATTTATTTTTATTACATTCGTACTTATTAATATTAAAGTTATAATAATTAATATTATATTCTTTAACAAAAGTGTTTTTCTTTTGTTTAAGTGATTATCAGGGAATACTATATCTACTCGGATGGCTTCTGATAATTAAACACAAACCCTTCACCACCACTAGTAACATCCACTCTATCCACTACAATGCCTTTCATCTTTGCAACATCTTGCAATAACAATCTGCACAAATTCAAATCACCAGCTTGATAAGACTTACGATATAAATCTTGTAACATAATCTGATGCTTATCAATTTCATATTCTCGTTCTTCCGAGAACTGCTCGGCAAAACTCTCTAAAGCCTTCTTGTAATAAATACTTGCCATCCTTCTTTTGATTCCCCAATGAGCTTCACAATACTCCATTATGTCTGTATATCTCACTCCTCTCAAAATTAATTTTACAACCTCCGTTGTTCTTTTGTAACTAACAAGACTAGTTGCTTTACCAGAACTTTTATTAAGGTTCAAATCGTTAATATCATACTTCGCTACAGTGCTTTCTATAATTTCAACATTCTCCTTCTTTTGCAGCTCCTTGGCAGCCTTCTTATCAGCTCGTTCCTTGTCTCTTTTGTTCATATCTCAAATTACATTTTTACTGTAACAAATATAAACGAAAAAAAATTATAAAATATGGAACTAAAATACATATTGTGCACCTAGTGTAATAAACTTGAAAATTGGAAAATCTAGTGTGAATATTGGACTACCCTAAAAAATTTTTTCAATTACGTAAATATAACACCCTCAAGAGGTTACAATGTGCCACAATTAACAGAAATCAACGCCTTAAAGCGTCATATTTTATTGGCAAACCTTAACAAACCCACACCAAAACAAACCCCCCAAACCCCACCAAAACAGCATAAAACAAAGCCCAAAAGAAACCAAAAGAAACCCCGAACAAGTGTAAAACAAAACCTTTGAAACATAACCCCACACCCCCAAACCAATAAGCCACACACCACACCAAAAGCCGACAATATAAGCCAATGATATAAGCCCCTCATATAAGCCAATAAGCCGACAAAGTGCCACCAATATAAGCGTATAATATAAGCCAATAAGCCCACAATATAAGCCACAAAAAAAGCCCTAGAGCGTAAGCCATAGAGCCAAAAAAAAACCCCTAAAAATAGGGGCTTTAATTAGTTTGATTTGTTTATTAGCTAAACACAATACAACACAAAATAGTTGATAATGTGCCTAGTATGTAAAGGCTATTATATATACTTTCCTTTGTCATAGTTAGCTAATTTTGTGA